CAGTAAGTGGAACTGATTATGGTACATTCTCAGTAGTTGTTAGAGGATATTCTGACACAAACAAAAAGAAAACAATTTTAGAAACTTATAATAATGTAAACTTAGACCCTAATTCTCCTAACTATATTTCAAGAGTAATTGGTGATAGAAGTAGAACAATCAACTCTGAAGGTAAAATTACAGAGCATGGTGATTGGGTAGTTAATTCTAGATATGTTAGAGTTTGGAACTCCAATGATGCAGACTATGTTGCACCTGAAGGTATTCCGGTACAAGCCGTTCCTTATGGACACGCTGCATACAAATTACCAGTTTTAGCAACTGCAGAATTATCTGCACAAATACCTTCTGCAACATTTGTAGCTGCAACCGCTACACAATATGGTGGTATTGATTTAGATAACAATACGGATAACGCAATTTATATCAGACCAATTCCAACCGGAGCATTGACAGGTTCTAACGCAATTTATTCTTTAGATACTACGGATAGTTTAGCATTAACTGGTTCAGTTTCAACTGACGTTGCAAAAAGACAATTCATCGTAGCATTTCAAGAAGGATTTGATGGTTTAAACCCAACAATTCCAGTATATAAAGGAGCTGATATTCTTCCTGGAAATACACAAGGATTCGACTTATCAACATCAACGGCAAGTGGTTCGGTAGCATATAACAAAATGATTGCAGCTTTATCAAATACTGACGAATATGATATCAATATGGTTGTAGCACCTGGTGTTAATAGAGCAGACCACTCTTCAGTATTCACATCTATCTTAGATATGGTTGAAGAAAGAAGTGACGCATTCTTTATTGCAGACGCAGGTAACGCAAACACAAAAATACCAGCAACAGTAACACAAGCTCAGTCAGTTGATTCTAACTACGCAGCAGTTTACTACCCATGGATTAAGACTATCGACATCAATACAAACAAATTAATCACAGTTCCACCATCAGTATTATTACCAGGTGTATTCGCAGCAAACGACAACGTAGCAGGAGAATGGTTCGCACCAGCAGGTTTGAATAGAGGTGGTTTGACAGGAGCAGTTGCAGTATTGGATAGATTATCACAAGCTGAAAAAGATACATTATACGAAAATAAAGTAAATCCAATCGTTCAATTCCCAGGTCAAGGTATCGTAGTATTCGGTCAAAAGACTTTACAAGATAAACCATCTGCATTGGATAGAATTAACGTAAGAAGATTGTTATTAACTGTTAGAAAGTATATTGCATCATCAAGTAGATACTTAGTATTCGAACAAAACTCAGCAGAGACAAGAACTAAGTTTTTAAACATTGTTAATCCTTATTTAAACTCAATTCAAAGTAGACAAGGTCTATACGCATTCAGAGTTATAATGGATGAGTCAAACAACACACCTGATGTAATAGATAGAAACATTCTTAAAGGAGCTATCTACTTACAACCAACTAAGACAGCGGAATTTATTCAAATTGATTTCAACATCTTACCAACAGGTGCAAGTTTTAACGGATAATTTTAAAAACAAATATTTATAATAGAACAACAAAAATATAAACGAAGATGCCAACAATATTAGGATTTGACAAGATGTTTTATAAAGAGTTTGAACCAAAACTTCAGAATAGATTTATTATGACAGTAGATGGTATCGAATCTTACATCATCAAAACAGCAAGTAGACCAACTTTCACTTCAGAAGTGGTTGAATTAGACCATATCAATGTGAAGAGAAAGATTAAGGGTAAATCAACTTGGGATGATATTAATATCACTCTATATGACCCAATCGTTCCGTCTGGTGCACAACAAGTAATGGAGTGGATTAGACAATCACATGAGTCATTAACGGGTAGAGATGGATACGCAGCTTTTTATAAGAAGCAACTTACATTCCAATTGTTAGGGCCAGTAGGTGATATCGTAGAAGAATGGTCATTAGTTGGAGCATTTATCACTCAAGCAAACTTTGGTGATTTGGATTGGTCAAACACAACAGACCCAGTTTCAATCGAATTACAATTAACTTACGATTACGCAATATTAGAGTTCTAATTTGATAAAAATAGTAAAAAAAGAAAGGGAGACAGAAATGTTTCCCTTTTTTTATTTTTTAAAAATAGAATATATATAATAAACACAAAAGTTATATTATGAACGAAAACGTAGAACAACAAGTTACTAGAGGTGGATTAGGGACGGCACCAACACAAATGCCAAAGTCTTATCCATTTGCAACAGAAGTTATAACATTACCATCTGAAGGTTTATGTTATCCTGAATCATCTCCCTTATCAAAAGGACAACTTACAATCAAATTATTAACTGCAAAGGAAGAAGATATTTTAACTTCAGTTAATTTAATTAGAAAAGGACAACATATTAATAAAATGTTGGAATCGGTAGTAGTTGAACCTGGAGTTAGTATAGATGATATATTAGTTGGTGACAAAAATGCAATATTAGTTGCAACTCGTATGTTAGCATTTGGTGCCGATTATGAAGTTACTGTTGATGACCCTGAAACAGGAGAACCAGTATCAGTTATTGTTGACCTTTCTCAAATACAAACAAAAGAAATTGACAGAGATTTGTTAAATAGAAAAAATGAATATGATTTCATTTTACCACAATCTAAAAAACAAATTAAGTTTAAGTTACTTACACATGGTGATGAGATGGCAATAAACAAAGATGTTGAAGCAATCGAAAAACTTACAAAAAATTCAGGTGAAATCACTGCTAGATATAGGAGACAAATTGTAGAAGTTGATGGTGTTAGAGATTTTGGACATATTAGTAATTTTGTAACAAACGGGTTATTAGCAGCAGATTCAAAAGCTCTTAGAAAATACGCAAACTCAATTACTCCTGACTTAGATTTAAAGTTTAAGTATACAATGGCTAGTGGTGAAGAGGAGGCACTTCGTATCCCGTTTGGGGTTGACTTTTTTTATCCTGTCGACTGATTATAGTATAGCAATACATCAAAAGATTTTTCAAATGATATATAACTCCAATGGTGGTTTTACATGGGGTGATGTATATCATATGCCTATTAAATTAAGAGATTTTTATTGGAATGAGTTGGTTAAATCTAAAAAATCCGAAACGGAACAAATAGAAGCAGCCAATAGAGGAAAATCTGCAGCTCCATCAAAAGTGAGGAGAAAATAGTATTATTTATATTTATATACAAACGTAGAATATGGCAAAGCAAAAATTAGTAGAAATAAATATGTTTTCTAAATTGTTGGATTTATTTTTTACCGCAAAGTCAAAAAATAAAGAAACTCAATTTTTAAATAAAATAAAAGATTCCGATGAGGATGTATGGAAAGCATTTGATGATATTAATTCTAAAATAGACGCATCTACACAAAGACTCAATAAATACAATTCTAAATTCAAAGATATTGATTTCTCCGATTTAAATTAATTTTAATAAATGGCAAAGGGGAAAAATACAAAAAACAATATCGTAAAGGGAAAACAAAAGGCTGCATCGACACCTCAAACTCCCGCTGCGGAAAATTCAACAAATCAACCTGTTAATGATAAAGCAGCCAAAAATGCAGAAAAAATAGCGGAATCTTTAAAACTAGCTAGAAAAGAAGCAAAAGACATGTATGAAAACATGTCAGAAATTGACGATGCAATTGAAAGTATTGGTGCAGGGATTGATAAAAATAATAAAGGATATAAGACTTTTACAAAATTTGCAGAAACCATTAAAAAAAGTAGTAAAAGTATAGCAACTACACTTGGTAAACAAAATGACTTAACTCTAAATGAGGTAAAGTATATTAAAAAAGTAAGTGCTGCAAAAAATAAATTCTTTTCGGAAGAAAAACGATTAGGAAAATTGCTTAAAAATAAAGCAATTACTGAAGAACAATTCAACAAATATACGGAAGCAGCTGCTAAAAATTATGCAAAAGTAACGGAAGGATTTGAAGCAACATCTGAAGCAGGTAAAGAGATAAAAAAATCAATGGAAGCAACTTCTGATGGCACTATTGATTTTACTAAGAACATGCAAAAAGCAGATGGATTCATGGAATCGTTCCTAAGTAATATGGAAGGTACGGTACCATTAGCCAACGAAGTTGGAAATGTATTTAAATCATTATCAAGTGGAACTGGTATAAAAGCAGCAGTTGGTGCATTAGCAGGTGCGGCAACTTATCTTGCATATAAACAAGGTATGATGGGTGACTATTTTGGTAAGGTTGCATCTTTCAATATAAAAGACCAAATTGTTGAAAACGAAATAGCACTTAAAAAAGCACAAAACTCAGCAAGTTTTGCAATACAAGAAGCAGGAGTTCAGTTTTCGGCACAAATGTCCACCGCACTTTCGAATTTCAAACAAGATTTACGAAATGCATTTTTCGGTGATACATTAACTGGTTTAGGTAAAAATGCAGTATCATTATTAGCAAAAGCAGGATTTTCCGCAAAAGATATAGCAGATGCAAGTTTAAGTGTTGCTGGTAATTTAGGAGCAGGAGCAGATAGTTCACAAAGATTGGGTGCAGAGGTTGCAGTATTTTCTAAATATATTGGAATAGGTGCAGACCAAGTTACCGATTTGGCGTCAAATTTTCGTATAATAGATGATTCGACTGGAGAGCAAGCTCTTAATATGCTAGAGGGAACTCGTCAGATGGCCAAAATGATGGGATTAAATCCTGGCGATGTGATGAAAGATATGGCAGATTCTACAAAAGAAATTGCACAATATAATTTTAGGTCAGGTAAAGAATTACAAAAACAAGTTATCGCCGTTAAAGCAATGGGTGGTAATTTTAATAAGATTGCAACAGCTGGTAGAAATATGGTATTGAACTACAAAGATAGTATCAAAGCCGAAATGGAATTATCAGCAATGTTGGGAAAATCAATTAACTTATCAGAAGTAAGAGCTAAATTTGCATCATCAGATATACCAGGTGCAGTAAAAGCATTGCAAGAAGAATTGGGTGGAATTGATTTATCACAATTAGATATGTTCAGTAAAGATGCTATATCACAATCATTAGGTGGTATGGATTTTGATGAGATTGCAAGAATTGGTAGTGGAAATTATGGTGAAATTGCAAAAAATACAAAAGATTTAGACCAAGGTATAGATAAATCAGCAAAGGCTGTTGTCAATGCCAGTATGGAACAAACCAATAATCAAAGATTAAATATTGAATATAGTATTGCAGAAACAAAAGCAATGAATGCAGCTGCAATACAGGCACAAGCTGCAATAGCACAACAACAAATTCAAAATCAAAAATCATTAAACGATGTGATGATTGATAATGATTATTTACAACTTAAAGCAAATTTAGGATTTTTAAGAACATTAGGAACGGAACTTCCTGGAATGTTATTAAGTGGATTAGTTGGTGGATTGGCATCATTTTTACCACAAATATTAAGTGGTGCATGGAGTTTATTTTCAGGAGGAGGAGGCAGTTCGTTATTAGCCGGAACCGCAGGAACCATGTCTGCAGCAACTGCCGGAACTGCAGCCGCCGGAGCAGCTGGATTTTGGTCATTAGGAAAGGGAATCTATAATGTTGGAAGTAATGAAGCTCAGCGTGGTGGCAAAGGTGGTGGTTGGCAAACTTTTGGAAATGTTATAGCAGGTATTGGTGCAGAATTCGTAAATGTTGTAGATTATGCATCATTTGGATTACTACAAAGAGGAACGGATGCATTGGGTGCAACATTAAAGGGTATTGATATATCTCAATTAGAAAAATTTAGGTCTGCATATCGTTCAAAAGAAGGCCAGCAAATTGGTGTTGGTAGTGAGTCAAATCAAAAATTGGCAAATTGGATAGCCGCTAATATGGATTATCTATCAAAAGGTGGATTAGAAGATGAAGTAAAAGATTTCCAAACAGCTGTACAAAAGGGTTTAATAAAAACAAATGTTTCAATAGCAGACCAAGTAGTTGCAAATTCGGAGAAAACGACACAAGCAATTCAAAATACTACAATGTCATCATTGGATGATATTGAAAAACAAGCAACCGACGCATATAATAAATCAAAATCTGCTAATAGTAAAATAATGACCGATGCGTCGAAATCAATAACAGATATGACAAAAACGGCAGTTACAACGGTCGCAACAGCTGCAACAACAAAATCAGATGGAACTCCTAATACAGGAACTAGTACAAGTATACCAACACCATCAGCTGCAAGTATAAGAGCAACACCTGTATATGATGTAAATACGGAAATTGGAGCAAATATGAGTATGAAAATATTTGCATTATTACAAACGTGGTCAACACAGGCAACAGGCGGAACAAAAGTTTATTTGGATTCGGAAATAATTAATAGTAATCTTAAAGAGTCTGTTAAAGCTAGAAGAGCTATGTATGTAGTTCAATAATTTTAAATGTTATAAAAAGATATTTATTTATATAAAACAAACAAATGGCATCATTATTGGATTTATTGGGTAGAGCAACGAAAGATAAGCAAGTAGCTTATGGTGATACTACATACTTGCCTATAACCGATACGGAATCATTAAATAGTCAAGTTAGTAAATATGAAGCCAGACCCACATCTTTAGAAAAGGTATTAAAAAAAGAATTAAAAAAACCAATTAATGGTATTAATGATTTATTTTTTAAAGCTGATAGATTGATAATTGATACAAGAGGTGTTATAAATCCATATAGAACAAAGATATTGACAGAAAAATATCAAGCAAATTCAACGGCTGGCGAAATTTTAAGACAAGCTGCAAATTTGGCAGGTGCAATTCTTAAACAAAGAAGAAGAATACCTGATACTATATTTCCGGACATGACCAAACCTGGTCCAATAAGTAATACACTACTACAACCACAAAACGCAGGTCGTGGTGAAAAGGACATAGAAACAGATACACCATATTATGTTCAGACTCAATTTAAACCTGGAGCAGAAATATTAGCATCTGCAGCAAGAGCGGCAATTGCGGGAGATATGAGAGCTGCAAAACAAGCATTGTTACAGGCCGCACTGAATGCAGGTAGAGGTTTGGGTAGGGGTAATAAGCAAAATTATAATGATGAATTTATACAATCATCATACCACCCAGCTGCATTTGATATCAATTTAGATGGAAGAGTTGGTGGAAAAAAAGGTGCAGATAATGGTGAAGATGGTGCAAAAACATTTTACGGATTTAAAGAACATTATTTAGCAAAAGAAGGTGCAGTTTCCTTTAATGGAGTTCCTACTACCAATGGTTTTATGAAAGTTCTTAAAGAAAGAAAATTAGAAGAAGCGGCCTATACAATGGATGATTATATTAACTCATTAGTATATGGTAAATTTCCATATGGAGCCGAAGAAGATGAATCATTGGTTCCTTGGGTTAAAATGCATCCGATTGGATACAATCCTATGTATTTTCCAGGAACAATAGCAGGGTTAAATGAAAATGTACAAGGAACTTGGGAAAGTTTTAAATATATTGGTTCACCATTTTCTGCATATAAATACAATGGTGTAGAAAGAACTTTAAATTTTACTCTAAATTTATATTGGACTCAAAGATTACAAATATTTAGAATAAAAGAACAAATAGAATTTATAAAAGAATTATGTTTTCCTGCACAAGATGTTTCCATTGCAAGGTATAGCAAAAACCAAGCCGCATTATCAGCACCAACATTTGGTTTGAAAATGAAAAATGGAAAAGAACCATATTGGAAACAATTTGCACAAGCAGAAGCTTATAATCCAGAATTACAAGATTCTGACCAATTATTTTATAGACCTCAATTTTTGGAATTAACTATACATGGATATGCTAAAAAATTATTTGGTTTTATGGAAAGTATAAATGTAAATATACCAGATACCAGTACATGGCCATCAACAAATATAAATTCCGAATATTCAAATGTAGCACAACCTGAACCTGGAGTATCCAGAGAAGATTTAAGAGTTGGTTTAAAAAACACAATATATCCCTCAAATTTGAACATAGAAATTACATTTAAAATTATCGAAAATCCACATGCAAAAATAGATGCTAAAGAAAATAAAATAGCATATAGATATAATTTGGATGGAATGGGTGCGGATACGAATGTAAAATATCCAACCAGACGTGCATTTGTGTTTGTTCCAGAAGAAGATGTTACCAAACGTGATGAAACACCACGTTTTGAAGAAAAGCCTGCGGAAAAAATTAATAAACCAAAAGAAAAGGTTACTAATAAATCTAAGAACAAGACAAAAAATACACCGAAAGCAGATAAAACACCTGATGTAAAACCTGCACAAAATACCGACCCAGTTATAAAGCAACAAAGCGAAGATTTTAAAAAGTCTATGAACACACTTCTTCATCAACCCAAAATTACCGACAACACTAGCAACAATTACAAGCAAAAACAATTTGTAAATTGGTATAAACAGGGAGAGAAAAAAGCTCAAATTAAAGCCAATCAAGGTGCGTTATAATAATTAATAATAATATATAAAATGTCAACAAGATATCAAAATAGAAAAACCTTATTAAAAAAAGATACTAAAAAAAGATATTTAGAATCAACTATATATCCAAAAATAAAAGCATCTAATAATGACACCTATCTGATAACTGAAGCTGGTGATAGATTGGATTTACTTGCGGATGTTTACTATGGTGATGTTAGTTATTGGTGGATTATTGCAATTGCAAATAATTTACATGACGCATCAGTATCTATACAACCTGGAATACAAATTAGAATACCATCAAATCTATCAACAATATTGAATGATTTTGATAAAATAAATTCATAAGTTATGCCGGCATTATTTATATCTGATTTAAAACCTTGGGTAAAAGAAATTTTTAGAAATAGAGAAAGAGTAACTGAAACTTCTATATTTAAAACCCCATTTGTTATTTTAACATCACCTGCATTGGTTACAAAACAATCTAGTGATACCAAATTGACATTAAAAGAAAGAGCGGAAAAATTTCAAGATATAATAAAGAACAATTATGATGCTGCATCTTTAAATTCATATAAGGGTTGTGTTATAACAAACAAAATACAAAATAAAGATAATTCATATCAATTAGGCCCATCACATATTGGAGTTGATTTTACTGGTAAAAGAATAAATGTTGATGGTGAAACCGATAGAGCAATACCCAATCCAATTATAGAATCGTTGGAAATAGATACGGATGGTACGGGAAATACTTTGAAAATTGCAACTATAAATATAAGGTTATTTAGTTTAAAACAACTTGAAATGTTTGAATTGTTTTACTTAAAACCTGGTATGAATCTTTTATTGGAATTTGGTAATAATCAATCCATCTTCGCAGATATTAGACGAGATTATATTAAAAATAGATATGGTGACGATAGTGAAAAAACTCAAACAGCAGGTGCACAAAAATCTGTAAATTTACAAAACGTTTTAGTAGATAAATCAAATTATGATACATTTTGTTCAAATTTTTCAGAATTAGCTATTGGAGATATCAAAGCATTACAAAAATATTATAAAAGAGTAGAAGATTCCAGAGGAACATATGAACAAGTGGCTGGTAGAGTTTTAGATTATACATATTCCATCGAAGAAAATGGAACATATGTTGTAGTTTTAAAAATCACCGGAGGTAATGAAGTATCCAGAGCAATTCCAAAAGCAACAACAACCATTAATGGAAAAACTAAAGGAACAACTGTAAAACCTGATGATTTTAATACTTGGATTAATCAAATTGAAGTTGATTTTGGATTACCACAATTGAGTGAAGTTGTAACAAAATCCGATGATTCAAAACATTTTTTTAACTGGGGAGTTGCAAATGCCGATAAAGGATATGAAAGTTTATCAAAAAAACCATATATTACACTATCATTTATAATTGACAAAATATTAAATCATAATGTTTTGGTAAATGCCGGATTTATTGATGACGTATTGGTTGGTATCGGAAAACAAAAATTTTATACCGATGACTCCGGTGGAGGTGAAATGGAAATGATTTTAGCAAATTCAGCTGAAGCTTTAATATCTTCAAATGAAAATGTTATTTTTCCAGGACAATTACCATCTTTTATTAAAGATAAAACGGAAAACATAATAGTTCTTAAAACGGATAAAAATGGAAAAATTGAAACAACCGATTGTAGTGTTAATGCTTTGGAATATACATTAAAAGATTCAAAATTATTTGTCCAAAATGAAAAAAAACATGACACATCGCCTGATGATGTAAAAGAATACATTCAAGTATATTCTAGAGATGGTGATGATATAAAATTGGGTAATGCATTAAATATATTTATAAACTATGAGTCTGTTTTAAGTTTATGGAGAAAAGCATACACTATGTTAGATTTTTTGGAAGGGATTTTAGAAATAGTAAATGATAATTCATATGGTCTAATAAAATTAATATTAGGAACAATAGAAGGTGGAAAATCCCCAGCATTTATAGTTGATGGTAAACTTAGACAAGATAAAAAAACTGTACAGGGAATAATGACAAATGTAGACCCAGCATATAGATTTAGACCAACAACAATTTCATCTATTGTAAAAGAATTTACATATGATTTTAATATGAGTGAAAATGTTGCGGGTAGAACCTTATTTAATTCATATGCATATATTGCACAAACGAAAGCTGGTAAAAACCCGGACAATGAACAATTATTGGGTATTCAAAAAGATGCATACGAAAGTGTTGATTTTTATACAACACAAAATGCGGATGGTTGGTATAGTTTAAATTATGTAGATGTTAAATCAATAGAAAGATTACAATCAAAAGCACAAAATAATAGTGGATTGCAACAATCAAATGCAACCAATTCAAAAACACAAGAAGATGTTTCAAAAGTAATAGATGCATCCTCTAAAAAATTTAAAACATCAAATGGTATTAAGATATTGGTATTTCAAAATGAAAAAGTGGTTTCAAAATATGTAGCAAAATCTTTTTATGAAAAAAATAAAAGTTTATTAACACCAATTGAAATTAGTATAACAATTGATGGAATAAGTGGTATTAGTTGTGGTGAATATTTTAAATGTGATGGTGTTCCTGAAATACATAATGTAATTGGTGCATTTCAAATTGAAAATGTAAAACACTCAGTTACTCCTGATGGATGGTATACAACATTGGATGCAAGATGGAGAGTATTGGATATTGATAAATAAAATAAAAATGGCATATAACGATTTAATAAAAGATAAAAATATTGATAGAATTATACTTCCTGAAACAATTGTTCCGGTTCCAACACAATTGGATTATGATAATGGATATATAATAAGATATTTTATTCAAAAAGGAAATGATGTTAATGGTCATATTTTTGAATTAAATAATAGTGTATATACTACATATTTACATAATGCATATTGGAAAGGTGTTGAGTTAAAGTGGAGAATTGAAGGCCCAAAAGAAGTGGTTTATAAAAATGATGGAACCGTTGATGATATTGGTGTAATAAATTCAAATAAAGCATCTATCGGATTAGCATCGGTAAAATTAAAAAACATAGGTTTATATCTACCTAACCTATTACAATTTCACAAATAACTTTGTAAATTAAAATATTTTTCGTATATTAGAGTTCTATGAACCTAATTGAAGATAAACAATCCTTACAATCATTTTTAGAAGGTAATGTAAATATTGACCTTATAATTCCTGTGTGGAGTTCTCATAGAGCACACCCATTGGGAAGTCGTTTGTCTTTTATTTATTTTAGACAATCAAATGGTGATGATGGTATTATTAATTTCAATCACATAGATGCAAAGAAGTTAGACAAATTCGACATATCTAAAATAGTTCATGTCAATACGTTGGTTTTAGACAATAGGTATTTAAACACCATAGGATTGGATTATGAGTGGGTTTATTTTGAAGAGTATGGGAAACCATTTATCTTTAATGAGGTCGTAGAATCGGTTTATAGGGGGTATAGAAACGACTTTAAAGAGTTGAATGATTGTATACCTTTAATGAAGTGGTATGAGGCCTTAAAGACAATCCCAAATATCAGTACAAGAAATGAATGGAATAGAAAATACACATCAGCAATCCAAACATTGGGAAGGTTGGAAGGGGCTGGGGTAAAAGTCGTTAGGGAAAAATTTATTGATAGTTTTAACTTTAACGAGCAATACATTCGCAAAAACGATATCGTCTACACGCAATATAATCCATACACTATTACGGGTAGGCCATCCAATCGTCACCTCAACGTAAACTACTCTGCTTTAAACAAATCCGATGGAACGAGAGAAATGTTTATTAGTCGTCATCCACATGGAACTCTATTACAATTTGACTATGAGTCTTATCACATTCGTTTGATTGCGAAAATGATTGGATATGAGTTTCCAAAAGGTATTACGGCTCACCAACACCTTGCAAACCTTTATGGGTGTGATTTGGAGACGGCAAAGAAAATAACCTTTACATATTTGTATGGAGGATTAGATGATAATGCAAGACAAATTCCTTTCTTTCAAAAGGTAGATGAATATATTAAGGGACTATACCAAAGGTTCGTCATTTCTGGAAAACTTACGACACTCTTATATAAAAGAGAAATACCATTTGATAGAATAGAAGGTGCAAACGAACAAAAGGTATTCAACTATTTATTACAATCTTTGGAAACTGAAATCAATTATATGAAAATTGGTGAGGTATTGGAGTATTTGAGTGGGAAAATGTCAAAAATGATACTTTATACCTATGATGCCTTTCTTATAGACACACATCCTATTGAAAGAGAAAATCTTTTAAACGACATTAGAGAGATAATGGAGAAGGGTGGTTTTCCGGTAAAAATCGAAGAAGGTGAGAATTATAACAATTTAGAGGTTATAAGTTAAAAAATTATATTTATATCATATAATTATGTTAGTATGAGATTAGTAGATTTAGTTCCTTTAAAGGAAATGTATAACCCAGCCGAAGCTTTTAATAAGAAAGTGAGTAGAATGACTGATAACAATGACCATTCTTCTGCAGCTGTTGAATTGGCAATCTATTTAGATGATAGAGATGCTGTTAGTAAGTTACAAAAAATAAAAAGACAACACGATAAAGATGGTAGTATATCTCCAGAAGATGCAAAGAAAAGAGATAAGATGGTGGATGATTTGTTGAAAAAAGCTAAGAAAGATTTAACTAATAAAGATTATACATTAATAAGTAATTCATTTTAATAATATAAAGATGTCAATAAATTTTCAAGAAATTCTTAAAGAATTAGAATATCGTGTAGAACATGGTATTATTGATTTAACAAAAGAGGAACAAGTTACAAAATTAACACAAATTCTAAAAGAGAATGGTGTTTCTAATGCCAACGAAATGGCACAAAAAGCAAGAGTATATTTTTCTTATATTAATGAAGATGATGTAGTTAAAAATAAGAAAACAGGCAATGTATATGTGGTAAAAAAATTCGATTCAGAAAAACACGATAAACCAACACCGGCGGAAGTAGAAAAGGCTAAAAAAGCAAATGGTGGTCAATTACCTACTGATGAAAAACCAACTGCGGCAATTGCAAAACCAAATAAAAATAAACCAGTAGCACCGGCAGCTGACATTGATGTTACCGATGCTGAAAAAAATAAAGCAAAAAAAGCAAATAAACCAAAAACAACCAGACAATATGTTTCTAAAACAGGAACAAAAGAAATGGAAAGTAGAGATGGTAGTTCATTTGAAGGATATAAGAGTGGTAAATTAAAAGCACCAGGAACACCTGCAGGTGCATTTGCAGAAGTAGGTGGTTTAAAAATTGCAGGATATTTAAGAGAACATCCAAACGCAACTGACGAAGAATTAACAAAATATATTAGTGATTGGGCAAAAACTGGTAAAGTAACAAAACAATCAAAAGTAAGTGGTGGAGATAAATTAACCGCAGCAGTTCATACGGGTAGAGCAATATTTGATAAAATCAATCAAGTTGCATCTGAAGAAGGATATGACCCATCAACAACAACCGCAGAAGGATATTGGGGAGATAAACAATCAATATTACATGCACAACAAAGAGTAGACGAAATTGCAAAGAAAAATCCAAAAGCAAAATTTAATGGATATTCCGCAGAAGAATACAAACAAATTATAGCTGCAAATGGTGCAGGTGAAAACCCAACCGATAGTATGGTTATAATTTGGGATGGTAAATCTAATAATGTATCACTTTTACATGTATCAAATAAAATTGGTTCAAATAACATACAGGCAAACTCTACCGTAACTCAAACATATGAAAGAGCACAGAGTATGATTGAGGAATCATCCTTAAAACCTGCTGAAAAAGAAGCTGCAACTAAATCTATTGCAAAAAGAAAGCTTAATGGTGCAAAATTGCAAAAACAACAAATAGAGTATCAATTATCATTTGTATCTAAATACGCAAAACTAACTACAAATCCAAAAGCACTAAAACAACTAACTGCTGACATATATGGTGATAGTGTTAGAAGAGGTGATGCAGTTGATGGATTGTATACTGGTAAAGGTGGAATAGTAGCAGGATGTGCTAAATTAGCAAAAGATAAAAAAACACATCCAGCTTGTAAAATGATAAACAATGCAAAAGCAACACCGGCACAAAAAGTTGCAGGTATGTTTGCATTTTACGCAAAACATCCAGAATTAAAAGCACCTGGAGCAGTAAGGCAAATTATTTCAAGAACTGCGGTAATAGATGATGGTAAAGGTAAACCGAAGTATAAAACGGGATATGATTCAAGTGTTATCAATACTCTATATGGTAAGATGAATAATGAGGTTGAAGGTATGAGACAAGATTTGAACAAAATTCAAAATGGTTTAGGTGATAAAATGATGACACATGACTTTGCAAGTAGATTACATTTAACTATTGCAGAAGGACATAACCCAGGTGGTATACCAGCTAATAGATTCCAATTGATAATGGGAAACAACGAAGCTGATATTTGGTATGACAAAAATGAACAGGCTTATCAAAAAGTTAAAAACCAATTTTATAAAGTTTTAGATGATGGTTCGTTGGATAAAAAACCAACTACATTATCTCAAAAAGAAGTTAATAGAGGTAATATTGCAACAATTGGTGATGTTGATAATTTCCAACATTGTTTAGGAGTTCCAAAAGGAAAATCTATTGAAAGTTATATGAATGTTAAGTATGATAAAATTAATACTAAAACAGGTATTCAAAATGCACACATCTTTGACATCAATGGTAGAGAAATTGGTATAATGACAATTAGAACAAAATCAGGTCCAGGTGGTGATGCAAATGATACATTGCAATTTTCAAAAGATATGCAAAACTGTATGCAGAAACAAGAATATCTTAAAAAGAGAAATAAGAAATAATGAACACACAACTACTTTGCCTTTTTACGACAAAGGAGGAATTAGATAAATCCGTTAATTTTATATTAACAAATTATACTCTAACTAACCCAAATGTTTTCATTTTAGAAAGTAAAATAAGACCCGAAGAAGCTTTTATTACTTTTAATGTTGAAAAGGGTTCTAATGCAATCCCTTCGGAATGGAAAACTATTTTAGTTCATAGAAAGAAACAATCAAATTCAATATACACCATTAACGCACTCAATGAAGTAGTTAAGTCGAAAACCGGTGGTGTGTTGGATAATTCTTATATGATTGATTGGG